CTATTGTAAACTGCCTGAGGAACTTTTGTTAGTATGTCAGCAGGTAAAGGATAACTGTATGTCCATTCGTTTGTAGGTGCTGTAGCACTTCTTGCTAATGTTTTTTTCTTTAAAGCAAAAGACCAGTCATATAATCCTAATGCCATTCTTTTTACATCAGGATAAATTGTACTAGCCATTTTAGCTGCATCACTTCCATCTGAAAGAGATGTAATTTCATTACTTCCTAATAAAATTAATGCACCATTAATAATTTTTACGTCAGTATCTCCAGTTGCCATAATAAAATCTTTTTTGTTTCTAAAAAAAGGAGCTTTCTGTTTCCAGGTACACAGCTCCAATAACCCAGAATCTTATTCATATATATTCCAGTTAAATCCTAAGGATTAGTCACTATCAGTGTTCGCTAGTGTAGTACCGTCGTTCACGTCCACCACAGTTCCTGTGTTTGATAGGACATAAACTAAAGTTGCTACTAGCGTACCGCCAGTACTTGAGTTTACGAAAATCATATCGCCAACACCAACCTCACCTGCTACTGAATCAAAGTAGCTTTCAGTGTTTACTGTAGCGATAGTGTCCGCTGTAGTATAACTCCATATTGCAGGAGCTTTACTTTTTTTGCTTTGACCGCCTATCGGATTCCAACCATCTCTATCAAAAGCCATAACTATTAACTTTCCCTCGCAGTAATTTCAACTATACCTTCAGCATCTATATGTGTAGATCCTGCAGAAAACATTGCATTTACTAAATGCGAAGTTTTTTCTGGGATATAATTGATTTCTGTTCTAGCAGTCATATTTTCTGCTAAACCAATACTAGCTTTATGAAAAGCAAAACATTGCCTATCATTAGAACCGTCTTTAGTCAAACCACCTTCATCTCTATCTCCAAGAGATACTACTTTAAAACCTAAAAAAGTATCAATTTGCCCATTAACCAACGCTTTTACATTGACAAAGTCAGATGATGTAACGCTAGTTTCAGATAATAGATTTGCTAAACCGTCAGCGTGGATAACTAAAGTACGATCCTCTTGTGGAACGTTATTTTTGTCCAGTAACAGTTTTGCTTCTCTAATTTTTGCAACATTCATATTAGTAGTAGAACCACCAATAGAATTAGCTACAGTTAAACTAGAAGAAGCAGCATCTAATGCAGCTATGATAAGTTGGTCAAGTCTACGCCCAATCGCTTTACCGCATAATTGAACAAGCTCTTGACGTTCCTCAAAGTTTACTTTTCCAGCTTGGAATATATCAGAATATTCTGCAGCTGAGTAATCACTCATAGTTGCTGTTTGAGGTGTATAGGAAACGCCTATAGGAACTACGTCAGATTGTGGAGTACGAACAGATGCTGTACCCTTTCCAATAACATAGAACTTTTGAGTGCTACCTTTTACATTTGGTTTAACTCTTACGTATGGTCTAAGGACACTTTCAGCTTGGTAGCTTTGTTTGACCTCAGAATCAAAGAGAGTTTGGAATACACCAGATATGTTTAAAGCCATATCAAGTATTTACCTCTATTTACAGATTAATAAAATTTTGTGTGTTAGCGACATAAGTGTCGGCACAGCAACGTAGGATTGACTACATCAGAAAGACCTGTGTCGGTTACCTTTCATTTTATTATATAGTATTTGTTATATAATCTTTCAATTAATCAATAGGAGTTTCAGGATCTTTTCCTGTTGCCCTTTTTAAAGAAGCATAAACCTTTGCTCTAAAAGCTGGATCTTCTTTATATTGTTTTGAACCTATTTGTGCTTTTATATCTTCAAGAGATTGTAATTGATCTCCTGTAGGTTCAAGTTTATGTGGCACTTGATCCCCTATCATATTTCTAACTTTTTCAATAAATCTTTGCCCAGTAGCATCAGCAGCAGCGATTTTAAATATATCTTCTTCTGCTTCTGTAAAAATTCCTTTGTTTTTTAAACCATTAAACCATAAACCATTTGCTTTTATTCTATCCTGTGCGTTTGGTCCAAGTTTTTCTATCTCTTTTTCAATATTTATTTTTTCTTGTTCTGCATCCAAATTAGATTCATTTATAACTTTTTGTGCTAATTCATTAAAAGCAAGTTGTGATATTCCGTGTTTCTTTGCCCATTCATTATATATTGGCACAGTTGGATGATTAGGTTCTAAGTTTTCAAATACTTTGTTATCATATTTTCCATCTTTTGGAGCTTTGTGCTGCCCTTTTGAAATATGATCTCTCAGCTCTTTGTATGCCTTAGATAATTCTTCTGACTTAACGCCTGATTTTTTATCCCAGAATTTATCCTCTAATCCTTCTGGTTTTTTTAATTCTTTTACTTCTTTTTCATCAAAAACATCTGGTTCTGATTCTTCCTCTTTTTTTTCTTCAGGAGCAAATTTATCAGCAAGTCCTTCATCAATTTGTTTTTCTATTTCTTCAGTAGAAGAAGGTAGCTCAGATTTTCCTTCAGTCGGAGAAACTGGTATATCTTCTTGTTCTTTTTCTTCTGTTTCTTGTTCTGCCATACTATATGTTGTGTTATTAATATATTATTCTAAATGTCTTTTCGTTCAAGTCTTTTTTTTATTTCTCTAACAATAGAGTTTTGACCTTCTCTTGCATATCCTAAACTATGATTTTGTCCTGGAAACCAACAAGGAATATCTATTGTAATACTTTCAAGATGATTTAAAACTTTTTGTCCTTCTGGTGTTCTAAACGTTTTTTTATATAATCTGTCTAAATCTAATTGTTTGTCGTGTAATTTTTTATTATCTTTATCAGCGTTGGCATTTATTTCATCCCAACCTTCTTGTTTAATATCTTTCATACTTTTTTTCTAAGTCTTTTAAAAAGTTTATTATATCTTGTTATTCTTTTCAAATGTTTTCTCCATTTTTCGTTTTGTGGATCGTAATTTTCTTCTGTTTCTGGTAAAGGATGTTCCCAAATACCAACATCACCCCATTTTTTTTTTGGTCCAGATGACATTGTATTTGGTTTTTTTCCAATTAGATTTCCCATTATGCTTTCATAACTTCAACAGCACCTTCAGGCATTTCTGCTTCAGGCAGCATACCTTGTTCTGGTGGTTGCCCTTGTGGTCCAGCTGCTCCTTGTTGTTGTTCCATCATTTGCTGAACCATTTGTTGTGATTGTTGTGCTATTTGTTGTTGTTCTTCTTCAGTTGTTAATATATCAGCAGGAATATTCATTTTTTCTGCTATATATGCAGCTACCTTTTCTGGTTTCACACTTGCCTGACCTCCTGGTCCTAATTCTTGTGTTATTTGAAAAAATTGTACCATATTATTAACATCATCTAAATTCTGAGCTTTCGCTAATGGAGATACAGGTATCATTTTCACTTCTAATCCATTAACTTTTAATGGTAAATCTATTAAACCTTGTTTGTCCATTATACTTAAAATTCTTTTTACAATAGGTATCATTGTTTCAGTTAATAATCTACCAAAAGCAGAACCTAAATTTTGTGCTAATTCTTTCATACGTTCAGCTATTTCTGTTGCAGAACGTGGTTTGAATTGTTCTGGTGGTAAACTTTCATCTAAAAGAGCTTTTTTAATTTGCATCCTTAAATCATTAATTTCAATTTGTGCTACATTAAAATCTCCTGCTCTAGGTAATGGTGCTAAACTTGCTCCCATTGGACCAGAATTTCTTGCAACTGGAATAATAGCTCCAGGCACAATCTTGACTGTTTCTGGATTTAAAATACCATCATCTGCTGCTGTATAAACTCCTGTTATTGCAAGTGAAGCATTTTTTAATAATAATTCTACAGTTTTATTTAGTGTTTTTATATCTGGTAATGCTGTTAGCAATGGTCCTCTACCATAAACTTCACCTGGTATTTTCATATAGCGACTAACTATAAAAGGCGTGTCTTTTAATCTTTTATATAAAATTTCTTCACTTGGTCCACTAGAAGAAAATGTTGGATCATCAGATTTTCCTTTTATAACGTGATAACAATAATCTCCCTGTTCTGGATCAAATATAGTTGCTTCTATAAAATCTATATGTTGTGTTGGATGGTCTTTAATATAGCTTTGTAATTCTTTTGAAAGTGTCGCTTCAGGAAATTGTCGTTGTAATGCTTCAGCTCTTATTCTAAATTTACGATAAACATTATCTACTGTTCCGTGTGGTCCTTCTTCTAAATTTACTAAATATTGTGGTATAGGTGTAAAATTAATTGGTGTATTAACATCTCCAGGTTGGATTAACATTACAGATGTTCCTACAGCTAAATCTAATAAAAATTCTCCAATAGCTAAATCAAAATTTGTTTGTCTTAAAAGACTAAACATTTTTTTTTGGTATTCATCTAATACTGATTGAACTTCTTGTTTTTTTTCAGGCGGTATATCAGATCCTGGTTCTAGTCTACACCATTCTTTATATGCAGGAAAAAGACTTGATTGTAGTCTATTAGCAAATCTTTGAGTTGATGATATTGCTGTTGAATCAAAAACACTTGCCATCTTGTCTTGTCCAGGCAATTTTCCTTCATAGTAACCTTCGTAAAGGTTTCTTTGTGGCAAAGCATATTTATAACAATCTTCGTATATGCTACGCCATTGTTCCTTTTTATTTTGAGAAGCACTATAGCGTTTTAGCACTTCTTCAGGTTTTAATCGCATCATAATTTTATCCTAGCCAAATATATAAACCCACGCCTAGCAAAACCCACCAGGCAGGAATTTTATATGTAAGCCACTTTTCTAAGTGTTCCATATAACATCTCCTTCTAAATTTTTTTTGTTCTGGACTACAGTTACAAATATCACAATAATCAAACATCCAATTCTTTGGATTCCACATTACCACTTTTTTTCTTTCCTTTCAATTTTTTTAATTTTAATGATTCTTTAGCAGCTTCTTCTAATTTTTTTATTCCTTTTATTGTTTCATCAATTTTGTCTTGATTTTTATATTTTGGATTTCTAATGTAGATTTTTTCCATTATGCACCCAATGTTGTTTTTTGTCTAGGATTTCTTGTTGAATATTCTGTGCCTAATGTTGTTCCTCCAGCTAACATACCAGTTTGCAGTCTTTGCCTTCTGCTTCTTCTTCCACGAATCCTGCGTTGTTCTGCTGCTGTTTTTTTTGGTGCGTCAAATTTGGATTGTACTTCTGTTCTTCTTTCAGAACCAGCACTTCCACTTGCTTTTTTAGAAGAAAAAACTCTTGTTATAGATGATACTGGAGAACCGCCCATTATGTTAAATCCTTTCCTGAACCTAAAACCATATCTCCATACATTTCACGTCTAACAGCAGGATTTCTATGAAATCTTGAATGTCTAGTTGTTCCTAATGTTTTCGGTTGTGCTTTTGTCATTTTCTTTGCTACTTGTTTTACTTGTTTTGGTTTCATTTTAATCATATCATCACTTTCATCCCAAAAAACTTCTTCTTTACTCACTTGATTTAAAACAGAATAAGCACCCATTCTTGCATCTCTTATATCTTCTGGATTTGTTAATGCTTTTCCTTCTCTTGACCATTTTCCTACTCCTGGTCTACCTGCTTTTAATGGTTTTGTCAGTTTTTGACCAAAATATTTTAATCCAGCTTTACCGCCCATCTAAACCTCTCTTGGATTTCTAACAGTACCTGTATCTGCCGTAGCTGTAGCTCCAGCACCTAATGTGTCCGAACCGAACATTTCACGATACATTCTTCTTCTTGATCTTAGTCTAGCAGCGATTTGCTTTCGTTCACTTAATTCTTTCCTATTTAATCTTTCCTCTTGTTCCTTTTGTGCATCTGTAGCAGCTGTTGAAGGACTAGGAAAACTAGGAGCTTTTGGCATTAGAAAACCCATTATTTAAAAGTACCTTGCATATAAAATCCAGTCTTGTTTATCTTGTCCGTAATTTTTTAAGATTCCTTCTTTAAGAAATAAGCATTTTTCTATCCATTTGCAAGATATTGTATTCAAAGAATGGACAGAAACCTGCATCCTATGTAGTTTATAACGTTCAGCAGCATATTCTAAAAATTTTAATGCTGTTTTATGGAACTTAAATTTATATTTAGGTAAACAAATATTTGGTATCATCCATAATTCTGCGACACCTTTCCAGTATGGCACAATACCCCAGCAAAGCATTGGTTTATAGTTATCTTCTAAAACAGAAAAACTTTCTCCTGATATTGAAAGCTGGTCCATATAATCATAATAATTATCAAATTGATTAAAACTTTGCTTATCAAAATCTTTTAATTCCATTCTGCCCAGTAGCTTAGATTGGAATGGAACTGTTTTTAATTTTACTCCATCCAGATTAAAAAGTTTATCGCAGTCTTTACAAGTTATCATTTTTTGAAATTTCTCCATCTTTTAGCCCATAACCAGTTGCCAAATCTATTATGTATCTTTGATACCCAATCCCAAAACCTATTATGATAAAAATTTTTACCCATTTTTTTAGCCGTCAGTAACTGACTTAATACCTTTGCATACAATAACACCCTTGTTTTTATGTGTAAATTTTTTTTTTTAAAATATATCAAAATCTGATTTAGCTACTGTAGGACCAGTAAAAGTATAATTTTTTTTAACTGTTAATGTTTTGCCTTCTCCTCCACCTAACAAACAATATCCTGCCGCATCCCCAACGTGTGAGTGTTGATTTTTATTTGGTATATCCCTGAAACGTTCTTGTCCTGAAACCTCTACTCTTTTAAAATGATAGCCACCTGATAAAGATTTTCTTAAATTAGTACAGTTAGAATTTATTAATAGTCCTGGTTTGCCTTGTATTAATCTGCCCATTGGACTTGCTAATGCTTCACGTCTTACTTTAAAATCATTAGTCATACAAGGTCTAGCATTAATCTCTAAAGTTTTTAAATGGTCAAAAGCAGTTACTTCATAAATTTGATCTCTTGCTTGTCCAGCAGGATCTCCCCATACCTGTATTTGATATTCAGAATACAAGTTATTTATTTCAGATTTTAAAAAAGTACCAAATCTTTCCAATCCCATATCTTCAGTTACTATTTCGTGTAATATGTGCCATCTGCCATTTGGCATTTTTTGTGCAAATACAGCAGCTGGAGTTAAACCAAAATCTAATCCTACCTGGATAGTAATATTTTTTTCTGGTTCAAGTGTGTGTGCAACCATTGTTGAATCATCATATTCACTCCATACTGGTTTGCCTTCTTGGACATACACATATTTTGCTTCACCATAACATCTAATCCAGTCTAATTTTTTTCCATTTAATATTTGCTGATAATATCCTGAAGGAAGATTTGCTTTGTTTTCAGCTTTAGGATTTTCTTTCCACCAACGACCAGCAGAAAAAACATAT